CGTCATCACCGCATATCCCGTATACGTCCCAAGGCTGAACTGAAATCTGTCTTCTAACAGAATAATCACCCAGCCTCCACGCTGCAAGATGCACTAGTACATGGTGCGATAATGCAAACGCGGCCCATGAGGAATATAACCCCATAGGCTGACCAGTGTGGTAGTATAATCCACCCTGGAACGGGACACGGCACATGACATTCGCCCAACAATCTGCGAAGTCAGTTCCGAAGATATATTCCATTACTAATCTCTGGAACCAGAGAGGGAACATATCTGTAGCAGCACTCAAGTCTTTTGACGCGATGTAGCTGCTCGAGCATGCCACAAGGAGACGAAGCCTCATAAAGCCATTATCCTGGCAATGGGCATAATCGGCTCCTAGCTCTCTCATTATATTGAAGAGAGCATCATGGACAGGTTGTAGTATTGATTGGCTAGCCCAGTCGCCCTTAGCTATTATGCGGGGCTTGTGGTTAGACTCAATGCAAACATAACGACGCATCGTAGGACAGGAGAATGTATATCCTGCCTCCGTATCACGTCTGATATTGTCCGTAATTGGATAAACAGACGGAACAATACCATTACCCTTAGTAAGAGCGCAGATTTTCTCTGCCATTCTCTTATTAAGCTCGAAGATTGAGATTTCCTCAACACCATTCGAGTCTTGGTAGTGCATGGTTAACTCATGAGATTTATATATCTCATAAGGGGCACCTATGATAGATGGGAGAGTACCTGTTTCTACAGTGACTTCACCATCCTCATCTTTGTCCTCGAACCTATATTTCACTAGACCACTTGAAGTGGCTAATCTAGGACCTATAGGTGGCTTCAGACCAAGCTGTTGCTGCTTAGCGATAGCCTTCCCTAGTTGGGTATTCTTGAACCAGCTTGAATCAAGCATGGATTTCAAGTCATCAACTATCTGCCATGAATTATCACGGGGATAGATTGACGGTGGCGTGTCAGAAAGGATGTTTTCTTCAAACCTTTTGACCGCTGCGTCCATCTCTTTCTTAGTTGTAGGATAAATATCATAAAATCTAAGAATAGAGTTGACGCCTTGTGCGTTGAAAGCAATACGCTCTTCATCGCCTTTCAAGGTCCTACAGAGATGTAGGAACTGGAAAGCAAGGGGCTTAACCGCTTTATATTTGAAACGGCCCCATGACTTATGTCTAATCATAGGTTGTGCCCCCTTGTCAAGCATCTCTTCCACTGCTCTCTTGTAAGCCTTTAAGGCGGAGACAGATGGA